CGTTATATATGGTGTGTAATTAACCCCGTCACTAGCTGTAACATTAACAGCGAATATTTCGTAAGGTGGTATAAGATCAGCAGGTGTTATAATGTACGTTATAACGAACGGTACATATTCAATCTGATCTGAGGTAGTTGGTGATATCATTGTTTTAAGTGCTGGTTTATTTTATTATTTATTGAGGTATTTGTTTATGGCAGCAATCGTATTGGTTTCTACTTATGGTGACAATCAGTATAGCATTCTAGCTGATCAGTTTGAATTTTATTCAAAGAAGGGTATGCGGGACGAATTCAAACAACGATGCCAGTCTGACCTAGAAATTCAAGAGAAATATCTTGAATTTTTCCTCGAAGATGAAGAGATGGAAAAGCAATTTAAAATGAACGAAGAGGATAAACTAGGTATGGTTTATTTCAGAGAGCAGAGTGATGTGTGCAGTGCTTTGCGGCACTTCGCAAACAAGGAATACTGAGAGTCAGAGGCAATTTGACATCAGATGATGTAATGTGTTATAATTTAAATTCAATAACGTGAGGTAATATATGTCTACAACTATCGTAATCCCCAGCAACCCAGTTGACCAAAAAGCAATTCTAGCCGCCATTAAAGAAGCAAGTGATTCATTGCTGCGTATCGATAGCGAAAAAGAGCATGTGAAAGCAATCATTGAAAAGGTTGCCGAAGACTATGAATTGAACAAAAAGCATATTCGTAAGATGATCACCACTTATCACAAACAGAACATCGAAGTTTTTGAATCCGAAACCGATGATTTCGTTGCACTGTACCGCACAATCGTAGGAAAGTAATAAAATGGGCAGAGTATCAACAGCTGTTAAAGGCCGCGAGATTCTAAAGGCGAAAGATATATTTCCAACTTTCAACTTGATGGATTATAACTTGTCGATTCTAAAGAATCTTAATTTCTACGCATCAGACGTTGATGATAGTAAAAAGAAGAAGGCGTGGGCCATCGCATATTGGACAAAAGAAGGCAGAGATGTAAAGAGCCTTACTAAGTTGTCCGATGGTTATTTCGCAACTGCTGGTGCCGTCGCGCACATGATTATGCATCGTGATATTGCATTGGACGCCCGTGAAATAGGTTACATGAATAAGCAATATCACAGGTTGGTAGCGATGGGTGCCGACAATACAGTCGAGGATGGTGATGATAAATCATCTGCCAAAGCTGTTGCAGGCGCAAAAGAAAAAGTCAAAGAAGATAAGGCCAGGGTTGAGTTGATGACCCACTTGGGTGAGTTCGAAGGTTGTGTTGATTCTTTCTTTAATGGCGGGTCGTTTGATGCTAAAAATTACCTGGTTAGAAACTCCGTTAAACCCGCTGTGACGAAGCAAATTGCAGAAGTCTTTAAACCACTTCTTAAAGAGCTTAAGTTGGCGGCATCGGGCAAAGATGATCAAATGAGTGAAGGTTATTCTCATCTCACATCTCGTCAACTGAAGAAGTTCACCGAACATGTGCAAAGCATGATTTCTTCGTGTGAAGTTGCATCTGCTATCACCAAGGCATCTCGTAAACCGAGAGCCAAGAAAGTTAAATCACCTGTTGATTTGGTGAAAGCAGTTAAGTATTTACAGACAGATGAATTGAGCGATCTAACATCGATTCATCCTGCTAAAACTGTTAATGCAAAAGAAGTCTGGGTGTACAATGCCAAGACTCGTCGTTTGTTTAAGTATGTGCCGCTCGATGGAATGACGTTATCGATCAAAGGCACCACGCTCATAAACATCGATCAAGAAAAATCCGGCGGCAAGATCATTCGCAAACCCGATGTTCAATTAAAGGGAATGCAGAATATGACCAGTCGGCCAACAAACAAAGTGTTCAATGACATTCGCAGCACTATGAGTCGCGCAACAGGTCGTCTGAACGAAGAAACGTTGATTATCAGCGCATTTTAATTAAGGAGAACTAACAATGAACGTTGACGGGGACGGGTACCTTTTGGATATGGCTGATTGGACGCCTGAGCTGATGCATGAACTTGCTGCTCAGGATGGTGTTATATTGAACGATGAAATGATTGCATACATTATGAGCGCTCGTGAGTTGTTTGAATCTAATCAAACAGTTCCACCCATTCGTGAGTTTGCTAAGTTTCACGGAATGGATCGCAAAGCACAACCGCTATACGACTTGTTTGAAACCGGTCCTATGAAACGTATTACCAAGTTTGGCGGACTTCCAAAACCAACAGGGTGTGTTTAAGATATTTAAAGAATTTAAAAGAGGATTAATAATATGGCAGCATCAGAAAAACAACGTGAAGCCTTGCAACGAGCAAGGAACGCGCGTGCCGAAAAGGCAGCAGAGGCTAAAATGAACACCGATAAAGAGATCTCCACACCAACACCTCTTGGTGTGGCTAAAGAGTTCACACCAACATTACCGATTGGTGTGGCTAAAGAAGAGGCATCAACATTAACTCTTACTGGTTTACCTACTGGTTATGACATGTCTAAACATCAAACGATGCCTTCAGCGTTTCATCTTGAGAACACGAGCAAAAGAAGTAGCACCATAATCACACCGGTGCCTATGTCTGATGAAGAAGTGTGGATGCGTGCGTTCTGTGCTGCAATCGTTTCACGTGACGTGAAATCACATACTCAACTAGATGAAGTCGTCGAGATCTCAAATGCAACGTTAGTGGAATTCAAGAAAAGATTCAAATAATGACCAAAGTCCTAGTCGATTTTTCCCAAACCGCGATTTCCTCAGTTGCTGTATTTGCAAACGAGTTAAAAGGAGGTGATCCTAAGAATATGATTAAACATATCATCTTGAATCAACTGCTTGGCTTCAAGCGTCGATTCGGCGGTCAGTTGATCATTTGTTGTGATTCAAGGAAGTATTGGCGCAAGGCTGAGTTTCCTCATTACAAAGGTCACCGCAAGTATTCCAGAGATGGGGGTTTCCTTGATTGGGAAATGGTGTACGAAGTTCTGGACGAGATGAAAAAAGAGTTGACAGAATTCTTCCCATACAAAGTGTTGGAAGTAGACGGCGCAGAAGCCGATGATATCATTCCGGTGCTGATAAGTTACTTTGATGAAAATGAGTTGGTGAACACTGGTTTGATTGAAGAACCGGTCGATGTTGTTATTGTCAGCACAGATGGAGACTACTCACAACTGCAGAAGTATCGTCAGGTTAAGCAATGGAACAACGTAACCAAGAAGATGTTGGTGTCGAAAAATCCAAAACAGGATTTGATCGGATATATTTGCCAAGGTCAAACTAAAGATAATATCCCTAACGTTTGCACCAATGATAAATGGTCTGCTGATCGCGCCGCTAATATCGCCACCCGGGCATCACCTTTCAAGACTTCTAGACTTCTAGACTTCTACAACAAAGGTTATGATGCGTGCTTGAACGAAGATGAACAGCGCAATTATAGACGTAATGAGTTGCTACTTGACTTTGACAAAATACCTTCTGTCGTTTATAATGATATTATCAGGGTATATCAAACTACTGAGATCACCTCCAGTAAAAAGAAAATATACGATTATTTAAACAGCAAAAGAATGAAGTTGCTAATAGCCTCACATTCTGATTTTTAAAAGGCAAAGACATGGTCGCAAGAGTCCGCTACAAAAAGCCAATCCATTGTTATGAACAACTGGATATTATTGATAACGAGGAAGACCCGATTAAGAAAAGTGCTTACCTAAAGCAATTCGGGTCTATGCCTCCTTGTAATTTCATTCTGAGTCTCAATTTCAATCACACTGTTAAACTAGAATTACCAGAAGGTATGCCACCTCTTGATGTAAAGCATATGGATCAATCAACTGATCCAGACTTCATGGGATTGCTTGCATCCAGTATTTCCAAGTTGCGTCATTGTTCTGTCAAGAGTGATCTTAAACCTAAGAAGAAAGAGAACATCTTCTATGATGTACTTGTCAATTGCCCTATGAAAGATGCAGAGATCATCTGCTCTGCAAAAGATCATGCATTGGAAGAATTGTATCCTACCATCACTGCCGAGTTTGTGGCTTCCGTATTCCCTTCTTATGTAAAAGACGACAATGCCCCTGTATGATTATAAATGTTCATCATGTGGTCATGTATGGGCTGAATTCAGAAAGATGGATGATAGGAAAGAACCCGAAGACGACCCGTGTCCTAATTGCGTGACCGTTGGTCAGGTAGAGCAATCGATAACAACAACCCCTATTTCAATGAGTTGCACGTTAGAGGCCACCCGAGCAATTAATAAGTTGAACAATGGGTCGGCGCTTAAAGACCGCATTCAACGTATACATGATAACACCCCGGGTTCGACTCTAAACAAGACGTCGCGTTTCCTAGATATCAAGTGACGTTTACCCATGACTTCTTACAGCGACATGAAATAACTAGGATTGATTCGCCAAACGGTCGAAAATATCAGACTCCAACCGGTGATAGGTGGGAGTCTGTAACCACATGGTTGGGAAGATCGTCTGACAAATCGTACTTAAAAGAATGGCGTGATCGTATTGGAGATGCCGAGGCGGACAAGATTACAAAGCGTGCATCAGACAGGGGTACGCGCTTGCATAATAACGCAGAGCAATACCTTCTTAATGAGCGTATCGATGTTGCAGGTATGTCGATGTTGGATAAGTCGCTGTTCGCGCCGTTCTCCAAGGTTCTTGATGTCCATGTTGATAATTTAAGGGCTATGGAATATCCGTTGTATTCCAACACACTTAAATTGGCAGGAACAGTTGATCTTGTCGCAGAATATGACGGCGTGTTATCTTTGATAGATTTTAAAACGTCAAAGAACAGAAAGAATAAAGAGGATATCGACGACTACTTTATTCAGACGCTGATTTACTCACTCATGGTTGAAGAGATGTACGGGATAAAGATACAGCAATTGGTTATTCTTATTGCGCTTGATTATGAGAACAAGGTACAACTCTTCATTGAAGAGCGAAAGAATTATGTTAATAAATTATTGGACAGAATTAAACTTTACCCACCTCAGGTCTAATAACAATGAAAACTCAAGATACACTTGCACATCCGTTATACGAAAAGAAAAATCCTGCTATCAAGTTGTTGTTTGACGATATAGGCAAAGAGATAGCAAAAGATGTGTCCGATTGGATAATTGAAGCAAACACTGCAGAGAAACAACCTACAATGTTGACGCTGATTATTAACAGTCAAGGGGGTAACTTGTGTGACGCCTTTGCTATAATCGACATTATGAACGCTTCAAAAATTATGATTAAAACAGTCGGACTCGGTCAAATCCAATCATCGGGTTTGATGATCTTTCTGGCAGGCGCGCCCGGTCATAGAACGATCACGTCTAACACAAGTATAATGTCACATCAATACTCATGGGAGTCTGTTGGAAAACACCATGAATTAATGGCCGCAGCAAAAGAATATGAACTCTCAATAGGGCGAATGATGAATCTTTATAGGAAAACCACTCTCCTAGATGATGCAAAAATCAAAAAATACTTATTATCGACAAGTGACGTGTACTTGTCGAGTGAAGATGCTTTGAAGTACGGGATCTGTGATGTAGTTGCCAACATCTAAGACATCTAACTTATTGATTTGCCTAGCTTTTTGCG